ATGAAGAGGGGGGCTAGTTTTTAATGACCCCCTCCCCCCATCTTAGATCGTCCCCAAATTTTTATATTCTTCATCTTCAAGTTCTTTCTGTAACTTTTTTATTTGCTTTTCTTGTTTTGCTAACACCATCTGCCTATGCCAAACATTTAAATCAACACTAAGTCCAAGCTCTTCGCTTAGCTCTTCGTCATCAATCTCTGTTAGTAGATGGATGTTACGAATCATTGCTCGATCTCCTGAAACGAAGAACGTGAAACCTTCTTCCACATTCCTGAAACATTCTCTTCACAAATCTCATCAATTGCTTCTTGTATAGCAAGAGCCTGGTCAGGCTCAGACAACTCATAAGAAACTTTAGCTATCCTGTCTAAAAAGGATGGGGTGTTATAACCCATTCGTTGATCGTAAGCATACCATGCTTCGAACTCAGTGAATGGATTAAACGGATTGTCAACTGTTGTAAGCATGTACTCTGTTGGTTTGCTACTCATGTCCACCTCACTCACTAAGACTTACTTTGAGTGTACTTAGTGAGACACCAAGTGCATCAGCTACATCCTGTTGTGTATAGCCAGATGCTAGCATTCGTTGTGCACGGGCTAGTTTAGTGGACGTCATCTTGGGCGCATGCTTAGGCAAAGCAAGGTTACGGACAGTATCAACATCACTATGAGTAAAGATTTCTTGCAACTTAGAAGGACTAACAGCACCTGCTTGGATGGCGTTCCATTCGGCTTGGGTAATGATGATCTTGTGTTTCTTAGCCTTTGTCCTATTCCTTGCTTCAGTCAAAGCTTGTTGTTTAATCTTCTTAACGTCCTCAGGCTCCATGTGTGGATTAGACTGGCGTTTCTGAGAGACCTGGGCATTTGCTAGGAGCTGGGCCTGTCTTTCAAGGGGCGCATTCTTTTTAGCCACATTCAGTTTGTGATTTAGAGAGGCCACTTCATTTCGGTAGGCGGTCTTTGCTGACTCATTAGCTTTATCTGGCTTGATGTGTACAGCTTCTTTTCTAGCCTGGTTAGCCATGGCCTTAAGCTTGTTCGAATGGCCAGCATAGAGATTCTCCATAGCAGTATTACGAGGCCCAACCAATTCGAAAGCATCATCTCTTACTTCTAGTTTCTTAACTGTTTGTGTAACCGGAACCATACGACCTGTTTCTCTACCCTTCTTAAACTCAGGCCGCATACGACCAGTTGGTTCATATATCTTCTTTCCCGTAACAGGATCAATAGGTCCGCCTCTTTTGGCAGGCCTTAGTTCTCTTTGTGGAATTCTTTCTGTAGAACCTTTCCTACTGATCAGAGTCTGAGCACCAGCCCGCTTTCCACCCTGATACCGTTCTTTCAAAGCAAGAATACCGTGATCCTTTTCAGATTGCCGATAATCAAGGCCATGCTTTTCTGCATCGATGACAACCATGGAATGCTTAATTGCACGGGCAAGTTCGTCGGTGCTTGCTCCATGAATCGTCATGTCAGTGATCAAGTTGGAAATCTTACCCATCTCCTGTCCCTTTTGCACACTGTTCATTCTAGGGATAGGAGAATCTTTCGGAAGCTTGTAAGTCTGAGGATCGAATCCTTTCAATCCTTCAAGTGGATCTGTGGTCTTCACGGCTCTACGATTATTGGGAATAACAAGAACAGTATCGCCATCAAAGTCCGCACCAGAAAGATGGTGAGCTACCTGATGATTAATACCAATTGCGTCTTGAGCTGAGGTTCCCAATAGTTTACGAGCTTCTCGGTTGCGGTTGTTTACCGTCAACTGAGGAATCTCGAAAGTACCACCATGAGGAAATCGAACTAGCGCTACCTGTTCGCCATTCCTCATACTTGGTGCATACACTTCAGTTGGCTTCATCGAGGAAACCGGAAGAATCACTTTTGTCGCTTGCCTTGGTAGGTTCGCGGCTTTGAGATGAACTGATGCTGAATCAGTCTGATCGGCAAACTTTAGCAGAAGTTCTTTGCGAACTGTCGAATTGGTAAGCGAATTGATTTCGTCGAACTCTCGCTTTCGACGTTCAAAAGTGAGATCTAGCTGTTGCTTTGCAAGAGAAGGATTTTGCTTTGACAGCATCTGTGAAGAAAGAGTTCGAGACCATCGGTCCCAAGAACCCTCAACACCAGAACCTTCTTTTACACCAACGATATTTAAAGCAGACGTGACTTTACCTGTTTTTGGGTCATGAATCTGTCGAATCACAGAGCCAAAGGGAAAATCAGGATCATCCTCGAGCTCTTTCATTACATCCTTCTTGCGTGGATTATCACTATGACTTTTACTAGTATTGAAGACAAGGTCCACGCCGGGAGGAAGATCGTCCTTGTAGACAGCCATGCCCTTGATGTAGTGCGTTCCATCGATAGCGATTCGGACCTGACCATAATGGTCAGATCCTAGGTCTAGATCTTTTCTGCCGGGACGCACATAAATAACACCGTCTGCTTTGGCGCCACCATCTTCTGCGTAGTTAACTCGCAAACGCTTTGAGTTGACTGAGATGGGTGGCTGAGTCTGGAAGAAGCTACGGCCATGATCATCTGAGTAACCAGCAATTTGCTTAATATCTTTTCTATTCTGCTGCACATGAGAAAGTGTTGTTCCTGGGGGAGCCAAAACTTTCATATGTGTAAACTGATCTTGACCGAAGATCTGTCGGATCTGGATATTATGAACCGCATATCCTTCTTCTCTTAGCGCAGCGACAGCTGTGTCAAGTCGAGTTCTAGTGACACCCATCCATGCTTCAACACCACGACCGACGTCAACCATACCTTTTTCTTTTACCTGATCCTTAAGGAAGTTAGCTGTCGTCTGCAGAGCATCGGCTTTGTCTTTTTCACCAGGAGCAAGAAGAGCTCGCACAGAAGACTCATTGCGACCCATTCGCTTACCAATCTCGACGTTCGACCAACCTTTTTCTTTCAAACGTTGAGCGGTAAGAATATCCTGTTGTTTCTGCTGAGCACGAGCAATAGATCGAGCCGCAGTAAGCTCGTTCCTTGAAACGCCGACACCTCGAGCGATTTCAGTATCGGTCATACCTTTTTCTCGAAGGCCACCAATGTAATCCAGAAAGTCTCGATTGCGTTTATTTTGTGTACTACCAGATCCCCAAGGATAGCGACCAGAACGGCGAAGGATGCCGTAATGCGCAAGATGCTGTTCTTCAGTACGAATCACGACTCCTCCTCTAGTCTTCGATGACTGAGCAACGCGTCGAATTCTTGAATTTTATCCATGATAAATATAATGTCTTCTGGATCAGCATCATACACCATAACCTCATTATCTTGATAGATGCGCAGCTCGATTTTGATCTCGCGAGGGTCTTTGTCATACTCGAGACAAAATAGTGCAGCATAAACTTCAAGTTGATGAACTGAACCGGGAAACACACCAGTCTTTAAGTCATGAATTCGAAGAGTGTTGTACCGAAAAGAAATGGTGTCAGCAGTACCAAAACAATTTTCAGAATAGTACAGAACCTGTTCGCATTGCATCTTGTACCTGATGGCATCGTTAATGTATAAGCCAACGGTTCCGACTAGCGGTGATTCTCTGCCTGCCTGAATTTCTCGCATTGCGTACTCGTGTTGTGCGACACCATATGCTCCAGCTTGAGCTGCGGTCCAACGCTCAATCAAACGATGTGGCGTGTAGTGAATCCAGTGCCACTGACTAGGGCTAAGAAACGCGTGTTCTCCTTGGAGATTCAAATGCCTGTTGAAGCGCACCTAAAACCTCCTCCTCATTTTCCGGGCAAATATAAGCAGCAAACGACATATCGTTCAGCCTGCTGATGTAGAAATCTTGGTTAGGCTGCGATGCTGCCATCGGAGAAGTCTTCACTTCTAAGGCTGCCCAACATCTGTTCCAAAGGATGACTAAATCAGGAAAGCCTTGACGATAGTTGGCATCGGTCTTGAATACTGAACAACCCGGAAAGATAGATTCAAGCCTTCTAATTATCCTATTTTGGTATGCTCCTTCCCTCATTAGCGTCTCCTTCGCAAAAAAGACGTAGGGTTAGCTTCCCCCTTCTATTATATTATGCGTTTCAATCACTAATTAATATCTAAAGTGAAATTTAGCCTTTCCATGAATACCAGTTGACGAATCTGTACCATAACTTTTTCAAGTATCGCATCTCAGACCTCCACTATCCCAAATTCCTGGTATGTTGGCCAAACGTAAGTGCGATTCAAAACCGAGAGAACTAGATCTTGTTCAAGTAGACCATATTGCTTAAAGCACTCGGTTGAGTTTGGGCTTACCTCACCTGTTTTCAAATCGACCAGCGGCTGTAGGATTGGTTGTTCGTACGGATGTCTAATCTGTTGGTTGTACTTAACTGCAAACCAACGTGGACGCCAGGCTAGGTTTTCGACACGATTGTTATGACGATCACCATCAAGGTTGATAGGAGTATCAAAAGCACCAGAGGGTTGGGGAATAAAAGCCTTAGCCACCAGTAGTGGGACCGACCTGTGTTTTTGAACACCATCACGCATCATCCCTACCTGCACCAATCCATATTGATTTTCATTCAAGGCCAAGATTCTATAAGTCTCGTTAGCGCGAATCCTACCCATGTCGCTAACACTGTAGTCAGGGAAATTTTCTATCTGTTTCCAGAGCTCCATCCATACTCCAGACTTTAAAAAGCACTCGGGCAAGCTGCTAAAAGCACTTGGGGAAGCTGTGGCCAAAAACCCGGCCAAAAACTTTTGTAAAAAAGTTTCTATAATCATCAACCTAATATCTATTATGCCTATATTCTATATATTACTTATTAGGTCCGCGCGTAGGGAAAAGTTTTTAGGAATGTTTTTGGCCACAAGGTATTTACACGTTTTGGCTTGTTTTAGCCAAATCGCCCTAACAAGCTGTGGTCAAATTTGGCCACATTGAAATTTTCCTTCCGTTTTAGGCTCGAAAAGATCGCACCGTCGACAACACTTTTGCTCCTTAGCACAAAATAGTACAAATCTATGTAATTCGTATTAATTCTATCTATTCTTCCATGTGCCTGTTCCCACTGTTTGTAGGAATATGTGGGCGAATAGAAGACAACCGTGTCCGTTTCGGTACAGTTCCAACCCTCAGATCCGGCCGCATACTGAACCAGATAGACCCAAGTATCGGTGTCTGGAATCAGCTCGTGCTTGTGGCCGTTCCACTCAGCTACCATTGTAAGGTCCTGTAAGCGCCTGAGAAGCATCAGTTCGTAGTCAAAGTTGTAGAACACCACTATCTTAGGATTCGAGCTTAGAAGCTCTCTGATCGCTTTTACCCTACTTGGATGCTCATTGACAACCCGCCGCATAACCAGAAACAGCTCGGCAATATCACGAATCGGCTGGTTCTTGTAGATGTTCCAGCGATTCTTCATCACACTGTCCAGCAACTCTTTGTTGAAGGCTACTTCTCTGCTCAAATTGTGCCGAATCGTCAGCTTCTCGTAGGGCATGTGCACTTGGATCTGATTGCGCAGTTTGACTAGCCGTGCTTCCCCCAGATAACGATCAACTTTTGGAAACTTCGCGTAGGGCTTATAGACCACATGCTCGCGCTTAAAAGCAGTCCGGTTCTTGTAGAAGCCATTGGCGATGAATACCGGGATATAGTCCAGCCAGGTATCGCCCGGGGTGGCGGAGAGTAGAAGCCAGTTATTTGTCTTGGTGATCTTAAGAAACGATTTGACCCACAGTCCGGAGCCAACCACTTTCTGCTCGTCGAAAATAAAGAAAGCACCATCGACTCCGACGTAGTTACGAATATTTTGCCAGCTATCGACGGTAAGCACCCCTGCCACTGTGGCATCTCTCTCCGTACCAATCGCCTGCGCAGCGAACTCCCGATTCCAATCGAGACTGTCACGCTTTTTAGCGGTGGTGATGACATAGATGTCCTTTGGCTGCTCCTTTTCCAGGTAGTAGGCGACTGCGACTCGAGACTTACCAGAGCCGACGCCGCCCCAGAGGATGTTCCCGTTCTGTAACTGGGTCAGCGCCAGCTTCTGGTGAGGTTTTAACTCCATCTATGGCTGCAGCTTCTTACACCCAGCGTTACAGAACTTTGCACCCTTTTGCTTCTGAGCGGTCTCCAGTCGCCGACGGCGATAATTGTCTTCGACATCGCGACGTCCTCCGCCATGTCCACAGCCGGTGTTACCGTGGTCGTTGAAGAAGTGGATCGTGCCAGAGCGAGCATGCTGAAGCACCATCGGATTTTTCGAATTAGCCATAGTATTCTCCTATTTCTTCTCGCTACCTGCGTCGGGGTATCGCTTGCGCAGCTCTGCGTCTACTCGATCGACAGAATCGATCATGCCGATCAGATGTCCATCGGTCACGATTGCATCCGACCAGATCGTGATCACCCAGGAATAGACACCAGCAGCTGTTCGTCGCAATTCGATTGAGCCGCGACCAGGAACAGGGTCTCGATAAGGCTTCACAGTATCAGGCACTTATTCCTCCTAAAAAAATTAAAAGTCCTAGTCTCCTATACGACTGGCTTCATTCGGTTCAAGACAGCCAGGAAATTTGCTACTCCAACACAGGCCTGCGGCAGGTACTCTTTGTAGCGTCCGCTGTTGTAAGCGGCCCAGGGTTGGAAGCCACGATCCTTGTACAGCTCTCGAGCGATGATGATTGCCTGCAGCGGATTCCAAGCGCGATCTCGGAACTCCTTTTGCTTCGGATCGAGCACTGCTCCGCCTGGACCCGGCTCTTTTCCACCCTTAATTCCGTCGTTCAACTGGAACAAACCCCAGTCGGTAGTGCCGTCCTCGTTCCAATGGTAGGCCTGCTCGTAAAAGGCACTCTCTGCTCCGACTGTAGCGGTCATCAGGCAAAGATTGTTTACGTGCGTCCAACCACCGTTGTAGAGCAACAGCACTACCTCACGGGGTCGCCACTCTCTTCCTTGAAGTGGCATCAGCCCTCCTTCTTGACTGGGTCGACATCGATCCCTTCCGCGATCAGCATTGCACGGAAGTCTTCCTTGTCCTGATCGGTCAGCGACTTGAACTCACTGATCTCGATCTTCTTGCCGTGCGGAGGCGCAGTGAAGTAGTTCTGCAGCTCCTTGACCCAAGAGGCCATTGCTCTCCTTTCGTCGAAATGACCGGCGGAGACAAAGACACTTTTCAGCACCCTCTCCCCTAAGGCGGTGCTTAGAGTGCCTTTGCCTCCACTAAGAAAGAGCGCCGCAAATGCCCTTCCTTATACCGGTAGTGTGTCCTGCACATAGGGAATCGAACCCTATCTCCGGTGTCTTCCGGGACTGTGCTGGGTCCGGAGCTCGGACATTCCCGAGTTGGATTATCAGCCGAAGCTGTGCGCGCTCTCGGGAAGTTAATCCCATCATTCCTGGGGAAGGTACGTAGAATGATGGGAACTTTGAAATTTATGCGTCTCCTCTTTCCTCCGCGGACCAACTTCGCATCTCTTCCTCGGTCAGCTCGTTGAGACGGTTGATCACGGCATCACCAATCTCACGCAAAGTGTAAACCGGTCCGCCACTCATGTCCATCAGTCCGGACCATTCGCCACGTTCTTGTTGTGCGTAGAGCTCAGTTTTAGCTTCCGCAATTTTTCGCTGTTGTTCGTATTCTTCGTTAGCCATCAAGAGCCTCTTGTCGTTCTCTCTGCGTAGCCTCGATCAGGCTGATCAGATGGCCAGAGGAGATACCGTGCATCATCATCTGGGCGACGATGGTAAGAAATTTGTCCTCGAATTCCTCCGTTCGCTCTTCGGCTGTTCCACCCATCAGAACGAGATCCTCAGTCCATTTCATTTCAGCCATCATAGCTCCTTAAAATTTAAGGGGGACCCGCGACTGAGCCCCAACCCCGAGTCCCCCCTGTGGCCCACCTGTGCACCCGTCTCATAACCGGGAGGTGGGAATTTAGTGTGCGCCACGTAGTCCCGTGCATCGCAAAGCGGATTCTATGGGGAACCGTACTGCGCACTCTCCAGTCTCGCCTCGACAAGGCCGCCCGTTGCATGACGTTGTCTCCCGCACCTGGAGCCTTTTGAGAGCTCTTCGGTTATGCGTTCTTACCCGTTCCCAACTCCCAAGAAAATCAGGGAGAGCAACGCCGTTACGAAAATGAAGATCGCAATGACGATAAGAACGTTGATGAATCTACTACTCGTCACACCCAGTCACATCCCTTCGACTGTACTGCCGAGCCACCGAGTGCTCCGTAGCGGACATTGAGCCAACAATCCGGATGCACTGTGAGTGGTGAATATGGAAAGCCCACATCGCAAGCGAAATGAGCACGACTGGTTACGTAGATTGCTGATGTCCCTAGTGCGCCACCGTAAATATACGGCGTGTCATAACTGCTCAAATGACAGGCCGTTCCAGAAGTATACTGAAGACCGTAGCCCCAACTGGTGACTTTACTGTTGTTCTTGACGCACCACCGAACATACAAGGAATACCGACGTGCCTCATGCAAAACACCACGTCCAGAATACTTGGTGGTGTGGTAGCAACGGACGGTACTATCGAGGGACTTGTAGTCCAACGCGTCCAGAGTGTCGGCAGGCATTCCTGCGTATGGTTGATTGGCGTAATACTCGTTCATGCAGATGTAATCACAATCTGCCGGATAATCGGTAGTTGCACCGGCAGAAGCTGCTACTACTGCACACGTTGCCAATAGCACGACAACAAACAATACTACCTTACGCATCAGCTTCCTTTCATAGTAGGTCGTGCCGCAGTCCTACCGCAGGAAGAGCTCTCAAAAAATAAAGAGAAGAGACGGTAATGCATGGCAAACGCATTATTTGTCTCTTCTCTATTATGATCGATGTTTTTTCTGCGTTATGGCTCGACTCGATCGGCCATCACTCGCAAGGCGTCAGCAGATATATCCTCGCCATTCTCGGCTTTCATTGCAGCCTGGTCTCGCAAGGACTCAGCTAGCGAACGCAAGGCAATATCTACTAGTTCCTGGATCTCTTCTTCTGTGAAATCTTCTTCACTCAATCCCATCTGGATCCCGTTCGGTTGCTCTCAACATGTCGGGTAGTGTCTTAGGGGTCGCTTTGAATTTCTCAATCTTGACGTTGGTCCAGGAAACCCAAGCGAACAACAGGCATACTAGCGAAACAACTCCGAGAATTAGCACAACCCATTCCCAGCTCATCGGCGAGCCCTGCCCCAGACGCTAAAGATTAGAACGGCTAGTACGATGATGATTGCGATCCACCACCAGCCGCTCATTTCTTTCCCCTTCGTGTTTGACTGGCCTTAATTGCTCGGCCCTGTTTGGCTGCTTTTGCTTTGGCTCCTTTGCCTTTGTACAATTTCCCGCCGGAGCCATACTTGTAGCCGCCTCCACTTTTACGAACTGGCGACATCTGCTTTCCTCCTTGGTCCAAGGAACGCAGGAAGTTCGAGCGATCCTTGAGCGGGGATTTTGAAGTATTCGTGCAGACACATACCACGGCAATTTGGACACAAGTCGGCTTCGAATTTTTCCGAACCAGCGGGAAAGCGGGAGTCTTCTACGACTATCAAAGAAACTGACTTAATTTGTCGCTTTGCCTTCGCTACATTGTCTGGTTCGGTGAATCCACAGCCATCACAGTGCAAACGTCTCATAGTTAGTCATGCCTTTCCACAAATTGGCCATTGACCATAGCCACTTCTCTTGATTAGTTTAACGGCTCGGTATTTCTGTTCAAGAATGCTGTTACGGTGGGGATAGCTTCTTCCGCCCACGGATTTCCATGTGCTTAACGTAAACTGCAGTCCACCAAAATATCCGTTTCCTGTGTTCAGAAACCATCTCGGTCGTTTTCCGCCCGGATGTGTTTCGCAAATTGCCATCCGGATCAATTTTGCATTGTACGGACGAACGACCTGCCAGCGATAGTCATGGTTCTGTGCAGGCATAAGGAGTACAAGGGCTGTCAGTAGTACAGTCATGAACCTCCGATGTCAGGATGTCGGAGGTTCTAAGCTGGCCCTCTCCCAGTGTGACTGGGGGAAGAGAGAGGCCACTCCCCTTCCTGTGGCGACAAAGGGTCGCAGATCTGCGGAGATCCCACTCAAAACCCCCAGAGCAAAATGCTAACTCGACTCAACTGGGTCGAAGTTTGCTTGAAAGGCTTTGGTAGTGTAGACCTTATAACCGCGCTCTGTGTAGAGAATCCAATCTCCCACAAACGCCTTTGTTTGCCGCGGGTTTTTCGGATTGTGAACCCGCACATGGATGTACTGCTTAGTCGGCTGAACTTCCTGTGACCGGTCCACTGGGGACTCGTCGATATTACCGATTTCACCAAAGCACCAGCGGGCAATATCGGCGAAGTTCTGCTCTGTTACCTGCACAGCATCCACGAATAGTGGCTTTCGCACATACTTGGTGGTCAAACTTGTATTTTCCAAGAGAGTCCTATCCGTTAGGCTTGGTCAAGTTCGGAATACTTCATCTCCAAAGCATCCTCTTCGATCGTTACATAAATACTCTGAAGGTATGCTTTGACTCCAGATTTGTTGTTGACCGTCCATTCATAGGGACGAACAATCAAATCTACATTGATGATGTCAGCCCAGTCGAGCATTTCCACTTGGCTTTCATCGAGATTAGTACGACCACGGGAGGTAATTAACACTATTCGAGGCGGCCGACCTTTGAAGTTGACTGAGACAGGAAGATAGGCCTGGGGAGTTTCCTCCTCATCTTCATTGCGTGGTCTCAGCCACTTGACGTTCCAGTTGTCTTCTGCCATCGCATGTGCGGTAGGATCGTCGAGAAGCACAGCGAAGTTGCGATCACCTTCACGATTGTACTGGCCTTCTTTGCCTGCAAAATTACGGAAGATGATTCGAACGCCTTCCATCAGTACGGTGTTGTCATTCGGTGGCATCTACGAACTCCTTAAAGGATCCGAACTCCTCGATCGCTTTAACGGCCTCATTGCTTAGCTTCTCGAAATAGGACATGTCGATTTGTAGATCAGGCATCGATTTGGCAATCTCCGCCTCGAGCCACTTATGTCCTTTAGTGCCGGTTACGGCGTAGTATTTGTCGTCTTTAACGCGGTATAGCGTGGCTCCACCTTCAAGTACCGGTATGAAGCTACCGCTGCGACCAACGAGGCGCATGTTATGATAGTCAAGGTCTGTTTTCTCGTCATGATCCTCACGATCCAGATACATTAATCCCTGGCGAACTTCTCGACCTTCGCAGTAGTCTCCGAACTCGAGTTCTTCTCCTGAGAATAGAGTTTTGAAAACGTACGGATGCTGGAATTGGCTTCCGACAGCCGTCCATTTACTATCTTTACAAGCGATGTAAACTGCGTCATTAACGAGACACAGTTTGTCATACGTTGTTTCGTGCTCGAATTCATACTGATACCCCTTACCGTGTTCTTTGACAAAATCGATAACGTTTGCTCCATCACCAGTTGCGTAGGGAAGTTTGACTGAATCAGTTTTGATGTGAATTACCGCATGATGATTATCTTTGAGATCGTGTTTCAGATCGATCATATAGAGAGCACCACGTTTAGCCACGATGTTGTCTTTGTTGCGATGATCCTTGAACGGGTTGGGGAAGCTTGCGGAAGTGAGCCCATAGACAATGTTGATCACAATCTTCAAGGCGTAAGCAAGTTTGTCCGCGCCGCTTTCGTCTTTTAAGAAAGGAGCTAGGCGACCATCCATCATCTGGCGGGCCACACTGAAGTCGCGGCGTTTGATCGCCAGACGAGCGTCTAAGAGGGCTTTGAATTTTTCGGTGTACTTGCCAAACAAATTTAAACATACAATTGACGTTGGATGCATAGACGCCACGTCCAGTAGAGCAACACCTGTATAAATTCCGGGTTCGGCATAGACGTAGCCGCCTTCGCCGGGGTCTTCCCCACGATAAGAACTCTTCCCTGCGTCGAATGTGTAGCCATGGAATTCCTCACTTAGGTCGGTATAGACAAAATATTGCTGAGGGTTCTTATCGTCGCCAAAGATGATTTTGGCGGTGTGCCTCTGGGTAGTATCGTTGATGCTTAGTCCACTCAATTCGGCCAAGATTTGTCGAGCAACGAAATCTTCCCAACGGTCTTCAAGCACGTGCTCTGTTGCTAGAACATCGTTGGCGCAATACTCAACGACTCTTGGCCAGTCAGCTTCGTCTACTGGTTGATCATGCGGGAGATCCAGCTCCATATGGTGAATACCAAGCTCGATCTCGAACTTCTTCAAGCTTTGCTTAATCGAGCTGAAATCCCAAACGTCAGAATAAGAAAGATTGTAGGCTTGAGCGAACATCGCATTGCGGTTGTTGTCAACAACGATTTTTTGAGCCAACTCAAATAGCTGTTTGATGGTGTAGCCCAAGACTGCTGCATAGAGAATATGGTTGTCGAAACGACGATTGTAGAAGCCGACAAGCTTTAGTTTGGTCAGCGCTTCCACCTCGGCCTGTGACGGATTAACCATCCGAACAACAGTATCATCACCGCGAAACTTCCAGCAGATGACAAACAAATTTGGATAAACCTCAACATCGAAGATTGCCATCCTATCGTCGTGGACTTGAATATGCTTATCCGACTCGAGCTCATCCTCGGATTTGAACTTCATCGTCTGCACGATCTTCATGCAGGTGGAGGCCTGGTGGGTGCTGTTGTTGGCAAAAGCCAGAATTCGAGATCGGAGATCGCTGACGTCGTAGCTCATCTCCGAATTATAAGCCTCTTGCAGAATATGCTCGATGAAGTCGATCGACGGCTTGGTTCCAGGATGAATTTCCTTCTTCAGGTTCCGCTCGATCAGATCCCTAAGACCCTTTTCCGTGGTAATCGTCTTAGCCTTAAGCATCTTCTCCTTCTTCTTTTTAAGCGGAAGTCCTCCACTTATTTCAGCTATTGGAACCGCATTACAAAGCGTCAGACGTCGACGCAAGGATGCATCTCCAATGAAGGATTTGATCTCGATCCCTTCGGAATATACCGACGCCAGCTCGCTAGGATCGCCCAGGTAGTGGTAGTGCAGATGAACACCATCGCCCGATTTGCTGATCTCTGCATAGGTAGCGGGCCACTGGCTAGCAGCTTCCAGATTTCGCTCCAGACTGGTGTGGCCGTTGATGTCTTCCAGATCGAAGTCAATCACAATATGTTTTTCAGGCAGCTTCACATAGTGCAGTTGTGACGTATCAATATCTGAAAGCCGGGTTTCTACTCTCGACCAGACTCGAGCTGGTGTGCCATCTTGATTAGCTGGCTGAGCAGGCTGATCCCGCATGAGAGTATCAAAGAGAGAATCAGACTCATCCATGACAAGAGAAAACGCAGGTAGATCCTCGTCGCCATCTTTAGGAGCTTTAAATTTCTCTGCATTGAATCCGAGATATAGGCTTCGTACTCTTTCTCCATCTACAAGACCTCGATCTTGGAATGAATCGAAATAGTCACGTAGCATCTCACGAATTTTGTACTGAGCCAACGGTCGCTCGATGCCCGTCTCCGCGCAGTATTCCTTGTACAAACCGTACGCCTGCTTTAAAGTGGCGTAGTCTTGCGTTCGAAATACGTCGTAGTAAGCCTCGATGAAGTTGAAAAAGATGTCTGTTTGCAGCATCATTTCCAACGGCCGGTATCCGTTGTAGTAATTTTTACCCATCTCCAAGTACACGTGCAAGCAATGATGGGCGATTGCTCCGAGCTCGAAATCGATCCGGTTCATCAAGGTTGTGTAGTGTCGAATTGGAATTCGTACACCGGTTGGATGAATATCAATCAGTCGTCGAATGATTCCTGATTTAGCATCGGTGATCTTCACTGGCTGGTTGGAGCCAATGAACAACAATGCCTCCGCTCGTGCTGTGTAGCTCGGCTTGTATTTTTCGTTGATGGTCATTCGTTCGTGCGAAACGATTGAATTCAGCCGAGTGTTATCCTCCAGTTTCGACAGATCACCGTCGTGCTGAATGGCAACCAGGGGGTTATGTTTGAAGGCTTCTGTCGAGAAATTACTATCGGCACGACCGAGTGCCTTCCCATCAAATGCGGTCGTATAGCCCTCAAACAATTTATGCAACACGTTTAGAATCGTGGACTTACCGGATCCAGCGGGACCGTAGAATACAAAGAATTTCTGAATTTTCTTTGAGTCCCCTGCCACGATGGATCCGATAGCCCATTCGATCTTAGCGCGTTCTTCTACTGAATATAAGGTGCCAACGAGTTCGTCCCAAGCTGAGAAATCACCCTCTTCGAGCGAATAGTTCAGGTACCTGCTCGCGTAGTCTTCTTTTCTGATTTCTGAATTCGAAAACAGAATCTTCGAATCCAGTGGGCGATTGTTGTCACTGAGATTCGCCAGGAATTTCTTGAAAGACGCCCAGGTATTGCTTTGAAATGAGCGCATGTACTTTACTACGTACTCGATTCCTGTCTCTTTCTGCAGTCTTTCGGCTTCGGCTTCCAGGTCTTGATCGACAAGCCGTTGGACATCATACTCGTCGCGAGACCAAAGACCTCGTTCTGCATCCCAGATTGCATAAAAGGTCCGCCCTTGCACCATCAGATCCTGAGAACGACCGACAATGAAATCAGGGTACAATTCCATTCTCTTATCTTTCGTTTGTCTCGAACGGATCTGATAGAAATCCATTGCCCTCCCTTCCCAAGTCCGTAGGGTCAGGGATCTAGTTCCATGATCTCCAGGGCATAAGCATTCATTTGGAACCAGATTTCTACCTTTGTTTGATTTTCTTGGGGATTACGCAGAGGAAAGAACCCACCTTTACCGTTGTACTCGTAGGTTCTCCAAATCAGAGTCTCGAGAGTCTCGTCGATACGATTAAGTTTAGCGCGACTCAAGGGATCCGATGCTTTGTTCAGTTTCAGGTTCTCAAGTAGATTCCAGGCCCACTCTTCTGAAAGACCGTCACAAATAAAAGCTGTTCTGCGACTAAGAGCGATCAGAATCTCGAGAACTGAGATCGGTCGTCTGGGAGCTCGCCAAGATCCTTTTGAAAACTGTACGCGTAGATCCCGAGCATCTTGAACGCGATTGTCGTCACCTATCACTGTGAACAGGAATTCCGTTTCATGCATCCGCTCGAACAAGCCTTGATACGTGTGCGGATTCCTTTCCGGAATAGCAATTTGTGCGATCAACCAGTCAAAATACTCATAATCACGTTGTGTTTTCAGCTTCATCTGGATCTAGTCCTAACACTTCTTCGGCGTGACTCTTGAAGCTGCGGGTGATCTCCCACTCAATTTCGAGTCGGTCGTTACGAATATAAATCATGTTCGGATCACCCGAGCCATGACCGAATCTCTTCAGATTTGCCTCACCAACAACCAGCTCAGGCCGGACAACAACTTCGTCTCTTTCGTCGCAGAGAATATCGTCACCGGCGTAGTAGGTCCACTGAAGCTGCTGGTACTCTGGAAAAGATTCCTCGAACTCATTCTGGTGAATGATGTAAGGATGATTCCGATCACGTGTCTGGATCTCTTTGTTGTAGTTCCACTCGTCCTGACTTACTTCCTCGACCAACGTTCCGCGATCCCGTACCGGAACCGGCGGCTTGGTCGGACGCTCATACTCAGGCACATCAGAACGAGCTACCGGAGTGTCATAACCCTGCTCTTTGACAATCACTTCCGGAGCGGGCTTGTGTCGATCCTGATACATTCGCCGAATCTGCTCAATATCTTTTTCGGCTTCATACAACACCTCAGCACGAATCTTCGCGCGATTGAAGCGATATCCAACGTAGAATCCGAAGGCCAGGCCAACGGCTAGACCGCCGAGACCAAACCCGATCCGTCCCATGTCCAGTTCACGGGTTACCTGAGCAGCTTCTTCAAGACCTTCGGCTACGTGCTCAACTACCTGTTCCGTTGCCAAGACAGTGCCTCCCTAGGAACATTATCGAGTTTGTCGTAGATAATCCCGTCGACATTGAAGTCACACAGAACCGATCCCTCGAAGCCATTCACGAAGTCTCGAGCCTTGTCGGTCTTACCTTCGAACACACCAAAGCTAACGAAGTTGTCAGTCGAGCCGTCACGAGTCAACAGCCAACCAACCACCGCGCCTGCTGTCGATCGCTCCATCCCGAGCATGTCGTAGACATCGTTCAGGAAGACATGACCACGAGCATGGAGCAGATCGTTGGCCCAATTCTGCTGGGCCTTGAGGAAGATCAGGTTGTACTCTGGTTCTTTACTCCAGGAACCACAAGTGCGATCGAAGAAGCGAGCGTAGATCGAGGGCTCTCCAGGCGCCACTCGAGTGATCATCTTCTTCTCTTTTGTCTCTGGATCTAGAACCGATACTTCTCTGGTGCCATAGCGTAAGTTTCGGTCCTCTTCCTTGCCATATTTGGCTATCACCCTCTGACGATACTCATTGAATCCCTTGTCGAGAGCAGCGTAGGCAGCTGTCAGCGCTGCGTTTCGCCTGGTGAGGATGTTATGAGAGCGCATCAGGGCAGCGATCGAGAGCCCACCTACGATGACCGACGGAGCATACAGCCTGGCGATCATGATGACAGTCTGGACGCGGATGACATGCAGATCTCGACGACGATCGAAATCGCTGTAGTCATCGTGCTTCAGAGTATTGGCCAGCTCGACCTTACCCTTCGCCTCGCTTAGCACTTCGTCCATCTTCAGAGTGGCTC